CTTCGAGGGCATCTGCAAATGCTGTCATCATGTCCGCTTTGCCGTTCGCAGGACTTGTGGTCGGGTACATATGGGCAGCGGATTGCTCTCGATCTCAAGGCGCACCCACTCATCCCGCTCACGATCTGGGATCATCCGCGCATAGAGTGGCAGACCTAAAGTATTGACCGTTTCAAAGGTATCCGCAGGGGCGAAGTATATCTCAAAAAGGCCTTCGATCCCTTGAGGATAGAAAAAGGCCTTATCCGTGGGCACCCCAATGTTCGAGTTGCCCCCATAGCGGCGGAAGGTGATGCCGCCGAAGTTTACCTCATCAACCACTCTGCCGCGTAACTCGCTAGCTGCAGCGGTATTGAGATAGGTCTCACGGATTTCTTTGTGTGCCACAAGATCAGCAAAAAATGCCGAACCACATTCGGCGCGCAGGTTCACTGGCCCCATCACAAGTCCGCCAAGGCTCTCCTCTACACTTTCGATCAGCGCCTGACATTTCTTGCGCAAAACCCCCGATCCTGGCGAGGCATTATCGAGATCAAAGTCGATCTCTGCCGCCGGTGTAATGCCAAATTCATCTGCGAAGTCGATCACAACTGCCCCGTCTCGAGGGTCTTTCACCACGCCTTGTAGCGCATTGAGGAGATGATACTCAAAGGTGGCCTCGGCATCCGCCCGGAGCCTTCGCATCCGGCGGGCGACTTCGACCTGCGCCTGCTGTGTGATGCTTTCCGAGCCAAACTCGCGGATGCCTTGGATTTCTGAGGCCCAAAGCACGTCCTGTTTCTTGAACTGACGGCAGACAAAAGCGCGCACTTGACGGTTTTCAGGGCGTTGCTGGTCATATCCAGATCCCCGCTCAGAGAACGGGATGAGAGATAAGGTGCCATCGCGGCTTTCGATGACAACTGTGCGCGTTCGGACGCCACGTTCGCTAAAAAGACCGGAGCTGGAAAGAGTGGCTGGCTTGAAGGGGATGTTTTCCAAAGCCCGCGTGAGTTCGATGACGGAGAAGGCGTCGCCCTCAAAAATATCCATGGTGGCCATTTTTTGGATCCTTTTTTCGGAGGGCTCAGCGAAGGACGATGCCGAGCGCGGTAAGAGCAGTGCTGGCTGCCGTGATCTGGGCGTCGGTGGCACCGTCGGGCCAAACAAGCTCATGGCGGTTCACAAGCGCAGGGCCGCGCAGAACAACAATGCCTGGCGCATCGGTCGACGTGGCATCGACGCTGCCCCATAAAATGCCTGCCGCCGTCTGACTTCCATTTGTGGCGGCGGGGGTAAGCGCGACGTATTTGCCGCCCGTTGTGATCTTGCCGAGCACTGTGCCAGGCTCGAGCTTTCCAGCACCAGAGGCGACGGTGATGGTTTCTCGGGTGTAATCGCGGAGCACTTCCCAGACGAGGAAGCCGCCCGCGTGTTTGCCTTCAGTGAGCGTGGTCATGATGCGTTAGCCTTTCGTCTTGAAGGTGCGGGCGATCACATCGCCCCAGGATTGGGTGGTGGCCGCGCGTCCGGGCTGGGCGTGTGCAGCGGTGATGTCGGGGGTGACGTCGGCCTTTGCCGCGAGAAGGCGGTTGCGGACCTCATCGAGACCAACGCCGTCTTCGAGGAACCGGCCCGCCTTCTGCGGTTGACCCGCGAGGCGGCAAAGATCGATTACGGCACGCGCATGGGCTATGGCCTCTGCACGCACCGTCGCGGTGTCGGCCATTGTGGCCTCACTTGCGGCCATGGTTGGCGCTGCCGCAGCCGATTGTTCAGGATCAGGCTGGGTGTTGGCGTCTGCAACACCCTCGGACTGGGGATCCGGGGCTGCGGGCTCTTCTGGTCCACTTGCCGCCTCGACCAACTCAGGTGGCGCGTTGCGGAACCGCGCGACATCGAAAGAGGCCGCGAGTTTCACAGGCTCGGCAATGCGGTCGATAAAACCGAGATCCAGTGCGTCCTGTGCATCGATCCAGGTCTCTGCCGCCATCAGGGTGGCGATTTCATCGTCAGCTTTACCCGACTTCGCCGCATAGCCTTGGATCAGGCTGACCTTGACCTTGTCCAGCGCCTCAGCCGTGGCGCGCATGTCCTCGGCCGTGCCCATAACCAACCCCGAGGGGTCGTGGATCATCAGGAAGGCGTTTTCCGGCATGATGATCGTATCACCCGCCATCGCGATGTAGCTCGCCGCCGAAGCCGCGATCCCATCGATCCAGACGGTGATCTCGCCCGCATGGCGCTTCAACGCGTTGTAAATGGCGACCGCGTCAAAGACTGAGCCGCCGGGGCTGTTGAGGCGCAGATCAATCGCGGCATCATCGGGCAGCGCGCCCAGTTCAGCCAGAAAGCCTTTCGCCGTGACGCCATAGGCGCCGATTTCGTCATAGATCAGCACTTCCGTGCCCGAGGCGCGGGCACGGATCGTGTACCAGGATTTCATGGGATTACTCCTGCTGTAGGTCGGTGCCCGGATTACTCTTGGACGGTCCGTCACTCGAATTTGGATTGGGCTCTTGGACGGGCGTGGTCCTCGCTCCCTGCGTCTCGCTGGGACTTGCGCGATAGGTTAGGCCCAGGTCGGCCGCGCGCTTGGCGTCAGAGGCATTCTCGCGATCGACCTCTTCGATGTCGTAGCCCGTGGCCTCGACTACCTTGCGCCGCGACGTCAGCCCAGCCTCCATTGCCAGGACCTGCGCTTGGATATCCTTCAACGGGTCGACCCAATCCCACCGTGGCGGGATCCATTGGACGGGTCGGGCGACAACCGGATCTGCATCCAAGGCGCCTGAGAGCACGGCCGTTTCCACCCAGCGCCGCCAGATCGGGCGGCATAGCTGATGGGCGATGACCCCGTGCTGCAACTGACCGATGCGGCGACGGAACTCGACCAGTTCTGCCCGCAGGCTGGAATAGTTCGCCTGCCGAACATCGCCGGTTACCAGGTGATACGGCAGACCCAGCGAGGCCGAGACCGCCAAGAGCGTGCGGTATTGGAACGCCTCATAGCCGCCGCCGACATCGGCCGGGCTCGAGAACTTCACATCCTCGCCCGGCAGAAGAACTTGCATGGTGCCGGGTTCCAGGCTGGCGATCGCCGCTCCGTCGAGATCGGCCTCGCCTTCGCCCATCATTGGGTCTTCCGGGGTCGTCTTGGTTATGAAGCCCGCAAACATCGCGGCGGTCTTTTTTCGGTCAAGTTCGGCGTCGTCGTATTGGTCCAAGAGGAACAACCGCACCATCGCAGGCGCCACATGTGGCAAGCCCCGGATCTGACCCGCATCAACGGGGCGGTAGATGTGCAAAACCTCCTCGGCTGGCACCCGCACCGTGTCTGGCATCGCAATCCGCTGATCCGTGCTGTCGCCCGGATGGCGGCGGCGGAAGTGATAGGCCACTCGCCGCCCGATGAGGTCGAACTCGATCCCGCAGCGTATGCGGTTCCCGTTCGGGTCCGATTCGGTTTTCTCAAACGGCAGCATCTCGGATTGCAGAAGCTGCAATTGCAGCGGCACAAGCAGCCCGTCTTCTGCCCGGCGTGGGCGCAGGCGCACAAAGCATTCGCCGGCGACAAACATCTCACGCGCGACCATGGCCTGCAGACCGTAGAAATCGGTCAGACCATCTGCATCCGCTTCATCTGTCCAGGCAAGCCAGAGTTTTTGCACCTGATCCCGCAGTGCCGCATCCGTAATGAGCGAAGAGGGTTTGATGCCGTCGCCGACAAGGTTGGCCGCAAAAGCCTCACAGGCGTTCGCCGCGTAGCCGTTGGTCACCACCAATTCACGGGACCGAGCCAATAATCTCGGGCCGCCAGAGGCAACCAACGCGTTGATGTTTTCCAAGGGCGGGTTCCAGCCCCGCAAGCGGCGCTTGGCCATCGACCCTTCGAGCCGCGCGCGCATGGCTTCCGGCCCGCCCGGTTTGGGACGGCGGAACATGTCAAAGAATGCCATGTTGGTTAGAGGCTCTTGGTCGCCGTTACGCGGACGTGGCGGATGAGTTTCCGCCCCTCGGCCGCTGCAATCTCGCGTTCAAGCGCCTCGATGGCACGATCGATTTCCGCGGCGGAGCGATAGTCCACCGTTTTGCCGTCATAGCTGACGCGCGCCACGCCGGAGGCGCGTTGTGCTGTCAGACTTTCACGGCGGAGTTTCAGTGTCGCCAGATCCGCCATGCCCAAACTCATCCCATGTATGTTGACCGCGCAACGCGGCGCAACTGTGCCTTGCGTACAGATTTCGGGCCTGTGGCAGAGACCGTGCCCCTGCCATCAGCGACCGCAAACTGCGCCGCTAACTCTTCCCATCTTGCATCTGACCAGCGATCAGCTCCAAGGATCCAAGCGGCAGCGCGAGCATAGACCCGGCAGTCGAGCGCCTCATTGCGTTCGCGCAGCTTTTGCCATTCGAGTTTCGCAAAGCCACGCTTATTCTTCACCGTGACCAGTTGCTCGGCTGTCAGTTGCTTGAGCCATTCTGCGTCGACCCAGCCCGGAAGATGGAGAAAGCCGGGAGGAAAACGCTCTCCATCCGCCGGGCTGGTGACTTCCGGCGGATCAAGCCGCAGGAAGCGATAGGTCTCGGCCTTGAATGTCGATGTTGACACGGTCCAAAGCCGTGCACCGCGGCGCAAACGTTTGCCCGCGATTGTCGCATCGACAAATGTTGGCCCCGTCACGGGGCTCGCCCGATTGAACCCCTCGAGGCCTTTGACCGGTGCAA